CTCTGCATCAGCAGATAGCTGTGACATATAAAAGATAGCACATCCATGTTGCTTGGCTATCTGTCGTGCATGTATGGCATTAGCCTTGAGTGCTTCATCTGCTCTGGCAAAGCCTTGTGTCCTAGCAAACTTATCACCCATGTCTAGTATAACTACATCAGGCTTGTAAGATTTACATACGCTCTCAACCCATGACATATCTCTACTGGTAGAGTCCTTGATCTTTATGTTACTACTGATCTTGGAGTACACATCACGTGCCTTACTAGGGTTAGACTTTATCTCTTGCATGGTCATACCTGTAGCTGCTGTTAAGTATCTAGCACCAACACGATGTGACCCTTCTTCGTTACACAAGACAATACACTTAGCACCCTGCTGTGCAAAACCATTTGGCCCTGCAACTAAACTGGCATGGAAGGATGTCTTACCTGTGTTTGGTCTAGCACCTACCTCAATCAAGTGTCCTTCATTCACACCTTCTATCTTACGTGTCAGTGTAGGTATGTTGAACACCCATCGTGCTTCAAGATCATTCTTAGAAAGCAGTGTCTCAATGTCCATGTCATCCCACTCTATGTGCAAGTCAGGTGTGAAGTCATCACCATACTGCTCTAGTAGGTTACGTAGTGGTTCAAGTGTAGTCTTAGTACCATTGACATAGTCAAAGCCAATGTTCGCTATGTCTTCTCCTACTACCTGTTGGAATAACTTAGACAACACTTCCTGTGCTACGTCACTACCCATAGGTGACTCTTTCTTTATCTGATTAAACAAGGCTGAGTATGCTTGCTTCTGTGCTGTTGTAAGCTGTGCATTACTGGACATAAACAATGCCTCAATCTCAGCAGGTGTAACAGTACGTTCGTATCTCCCCATCGCTAGGTCTATTGATGCCTTGATCTTGCGTACATCTTTGCTGAACAAACGATCTGGGCAACGTGCGCCACGATGATCGTCATAGAAACCTTTGTCCATAAGGCTACGTACTAATGATAATTCCATGTGTTATTCTCCTAATGCTGTAAGGTTTTGAATGTCGTTAGGATTACGGTATTTCAAATCATCTGTTAATCGTAAGGCACGAACTGAATGAACGTGACCTCTTAGTTCTTTAGTAAATTGTAGTGTCTTAGGTAGTGCGTCCGGGTCTAGTGCTACAATTGCTGTTGAGAACTGCGATAAGAACCTCTTGTGTGCTTCTGATAATGATGTACCCAACACAGCGACCCCAACATATACATCACTACCTACAATCGCAGCACTTATGCAGTCCTCAACAACTACAGCGACCTTACCATACCCATATGAGTAGGGCAAGTCACTCTTACCATATCGTTTCCATTTTGGTAGCCTGTGTGTGATACTTCTGCCACTAGCATCTACCATCACACTCGACTTGACCACAGGAAANACGACACGGCTTTCCTTTACGTCATACAACAGACCTAGTTCATCTGGGTCTATATCCCATTGCTTACAGAACACANCTATTGCTNCGTTATCTTTTACTAACCACTCAGGCTTAGTGAATGGTATCTCTTTTGTTTCTTCNNCTACCTTACTGATAGACTTACGTATGTCATCACTCGTCAAGTGAACACGAGTACCACCTGAGTACTCACAACTTGCCTTGTAACAATTCCATAGGACTGATCCCATATTATTGGTTACAGTAAAGGTATTGTATCCCTTACATGAAGGACAAGTCATCCTTTTTGTTTCACCATTTACAAGTGATAGATCATTTATAATATTATTTATATTCATATGTATCACTTTCGTTGTTGCAACCTGTTGTTGATTGTAAGCTATCTGATCTTTGTGTCAAGGCAGAATTTGCACTAGCATATGTATGCTTCATGTATGGTTGCACAGAAGACACATGTGTATGCCCAGTCACTGACATTACTTGTGGCAATGAGACACCTGCGTCCACCATTTGTGTCACACCTGTCCTTCTCAAGTCCATTAGACGTAGTGTGTCAGACAGCTTGGCCTTACGCATGATAGCCCTTCCATTCTTAGATAGACGCTCTAAGGTATAAGGGTGGTATGACCCCTGTATGGGGCTAGGATGAGGTGCTACGTACCTTTGAAAGCCAAAGTCTACACGCTGATCTTGCAACATGCCCATCAAGTCCTCTGATATAGGTAGGAATACCTCTGCTCTACGCTTGCTTTGTTCAAGGTGTAGTACCCCTGTATCCCAGTCAATATCTGTCCACTCAAGGGTACGCATGTCACCCAATCTTTGACACCACTCGTATGCCATCTGTATAATTAGTCCAATGTTTCTAGTATCAAAGTTAGCATAGGCTACATCAAGGAAGTTAACCACATCATCTGTTGCCCAGACAACTGTTCTCTTCTTAGATGCCTTACGTTTTATATTACTAAAGGGATTTAAGATAGCGTGTTCCATCTCAATAGCATAGTTGAATACACGTGAGGCACAGGTAGCTGTATGATTTGCAAAGCTCACACCACGCTTAACCCATTCCTCATATGCACCCTTGGCAACCTTAGTACTTATGTTTTTATATTTAACTGTGTTAAATTTGTCACACACTACACCCAAGAAGTATTTGTAATCCACCTTAGTTGTATCACGTAACATATTGAAATCATTAGACATATAGTAGTAGTCCACTAGATCATTAAAGGTGCTACGATCTGTGATCACTAACACCTGTGACTGTATGTCACGCCAGTTATCAATGGCTTCATTGTCTTTGCGAACAAGTCTACGTACCTGTTGCAGGTCAGTGCCAAAAGTTTTTCTGGTCACTACACCTGCATCAACTAGGTTTTGAGGTGGGTTAAACCTGTACTCACCAGTGTCTCGTTTCTGCACATATCTAGGCAGCTTTAGCATAGAACACCTTCGCTTCCTTTAAGTTAAGTTTCATTTGTTTCTTTAGTTTAGGGCAAGAGTATGCACTCTTCTCTAGGTTTTCTTTCTTTGTTAGTACCTGTAGATTACCTGACCAGTGTGGTCCACCATCTGACAGAGGCCACATGTGATCAACGTGTCTCTCAATACCATCTGCCTTGGCTAACAGACGACTGAGTAGATAGACTGTATAAACTCTTCTCTTCTCAACAGGGCAGTTCTTTAGCCACTTAGGTATGGAGCGTTTCTTTCTAGCCCTACTATTTGCCAAGTGTTGTAATACTAAAGCAGGATTATTTTTTTTCCGTACCTTAGTACTTTTGTTTCTATGGTCTTTATTCTCTTGGTGGTACTCTCTAAATTTTTCTTTATTATTTTGGTAGTACTCTTTGGAATACTCAATAAATTTTTCTCGATTCTTTTCTCTATACTTTTTGGCACGCTCACTAATTTTTTCTTTATTCTCTTGGTGGTACTCTTTGTTATACGCACTAACTTTTTCTTTATTCTCTTGGTAGTACGCACGTTTATACGCATCAACTTTTTCTCTATTCTTTTTATACCATCCACTCTTATACTCACGTACCTGCTCTGGGTCTTTCCAATCCATTAAGCATACTCTCTTAGGTTCTCTACGTTGTGCCATAGAGGTGTACTAATCCACTTGGATACCTCTTGCTCACGAGAGAACATACTCACAGCCTGTGTATCATTACCTGTATTACGTAGGCTGAATCCATTACGCTCATCAGCATAGGAAGCATAGTTAGTGAAGGCACTATACAATGCAAACTTATTGTGACCACGNACACTTGCCTCTTGCATGTANAACTCATACATCTTCTTAGCTTTACGCTCTGACTTGGTGATGTCCTCAAGCAATTTGTGTACACTTACATAAGTAAAGTCTGTNTCTGCCCATGTCTGTAGTCTCTTACCCTGTAGGTTAAAGTCTGTCTTAGCTTTAGACAACTCATGCTGAAAGCCTGACAGTGTGAAGCCTGATGTATTCTTCTTACGTACCTTGTCGTAATCACCAGTGATCATACCATTAGTACAGAAGAAATCTATAGCACCAAACCATGTAGCAGGTGAGGCAGTACCATCTATACCATGCACAGCTATTANTCTCTGTGCTATTTCAGTGGAATGTTTAGGNGTATCAATAGTTGTCTTGATCTTAGGTAGTGTGACATCAAGCATAGTCCACCCACCATTACGNGCTGACTTAAAGTTTACACTCGCACCCTCTAGGTCAGATGCAGGTAGGTCATTGGACATTACATCCCANACACCACGATAGAAATCACCATGACTTCTAGCTGTAGCACTCTCACCTATGATAGCAATAGGCTCACCTGTCTGCATGTTAATGACATACTTCTTATCCTTCACTCTGGTTGGCTCAAAGCCTACCTCAAAGTCTAGGTTGTATGGTACGTCTAGTTCGTTTGTTAAATCAAATGGCATTGTTTAGTACTCCTTTTCTATAGTGAACGATACTTCTACGTTATGTCCTACGTCACTTACGTAATCCATCATCTTGTACAACGTACCTAAGTCATAGGTATCAGCATCTAAAATGTGGTTAGTATATGTAACAATAGGTTTCTTTAGCTCAGTAGACTTACTTGTCTTATGATTATACTTGTATCGTTGTACGTGTTTAGTACGCATGAGTATGTTGTTGTATGATATCATCTTATATATTCTCCTTGGTTATGGCAACTGTGCCTTTGTTATATCACTACTTGATGATCCAAGATAGCAATAAATTTCTTTTGTTATATCTGTGTGGCTACTATGCAACAGCTCATTTGTTATCCCCCTATTGTACTTGTTACTTCTTCTGTTTCTTTTGACAGATTAGTGAAATGTATTATTATTTCATCTTCTGCCAGAAATCTCATCTCTTCTACTTCCCAATACATAACATCTGTACCGTGTATAAGTCTGTATATTGCACGTTGTAATTCTGATCTAGTCATTAGAAACTACTCCACTTTCTTTTGATTTTTTCACCTATCTGATCTAACATCTCAGCGTATCTTTCTTCACGCTCATACTCAGATAAACTATTTTCTTCAGCTTCCTCAATAGCCCAATGTTGTACTGTCTTACGTACTAAGTCTATCAGTTGATCTTCACTCATCTGTTATCTCCTTACATTATTACTGTTGGTGTATCATGTACATAGTCATAGCCTTTGTACTCCTCAGACTCCCAGTCCTCACAGAACATCAGCTCTATCTTAGGGTCATCCTTCATGTACCTTACTAGGTTAAAGGCAAATTCAACTGCACTTCTCCAGTCATGTACGTCAGGGTATGTGTCATCACACTCCACTATCTTTTCAAGACCATCTACTAGTAGCCCTATTTTATATCTATCAACAGACATTATT